CCCCCGCAATCCCCTATTAGCCGAGGAAGCAAATCAAAAATCAAGGGGGCAGGGGGGTCGAAATACAATCCGACCCCCTCAAAATCCACAATAGAGACCTCCTGAATTTTTTGCCGGTTTTTTGACCCTTATAGGCCTACGATTGACTCCATCAAATGGGAAATTACCTCTTGACATGTGCATTCAAATATTTAATATTTAGTATGTAGGTATTAAATTATAACAAGGAGGTTGGATATGTTGGTATTTAGGAGGTATACGCATCCTAGGGAGGTTCGCTGGTTGGGCTGGATAGAGACTCATGATGGTTGTTGTGTTGGGTTTATTAGGCTTGATGGTAGGGTTGTATTTGATTGGGATTCTGGGTTCTCTGGTAGTAATAGTAGTGTTAATTGAAGCATAGGGTATATGTTGGTATGTTAAGCCGGCCGCTTTTGAGGCCGGTTTTTTATTTTCTCTTATAAGTACTATCTAAGTAACTATGTGATCAGTCTACTGACACATGGCAGACTTGGGGTTAGTGAGAAATGGACCTCTTGTGGCTTGTTTGTGACTATGTGGGTTGGTGGAACATTCTCATTCGTATGCACCATGGTTAGCGAAGGTGTTAAGGTTGGTGCATGCGATTGAGAGTATCATTGGTGAGGATACTAGTCCGTTGGTATATAATAATAACGGGTAGTCCACTGATAGGGGAAACTGTGGGGGCCGCCTTTCACCGCGGGGTACTAATAACATAAGGTCGGTCAAAGTGGGCTACCCTTTTTTTAAGTGGTGTGGGTTAACCGTAAGGCTTCCTGCTTCAGCGAGGGATAGCTAGGCTTATGTGAAGCCCCCGCCAGAGCCCTCTCCACAGGCGTAAGTTCGGGCCGCCCCGGCCCTACCACCCGTGAGGTGGGTGAGCCCATTTTTTGTGATGTATGTTGCGTGTATGTTAGCATTTTTTATATACCTGTGCTACCGAATCCATTTTGGTTGCGTGTTGTGGGTGTTACATCATTGACAGGTTCGAATTCGCATGGATGTATTCGTGATATTATTATTTGGGCTATTCTATCGCCGTCTTTTATGGTAATGTTTTGGTTACCAAGGTTGATGAGGATGACCATTATTTCGCCTCTGTAGTCGCTATCTATGGTTCCTGGTGAGTTAAGGACCGTTAGTCCGTGTCTGAGTGCTAGTCCACTTCTTGGGCGGATTTGTGCTTCGTAGTTGTTGGGTAGTTCTAGTATGAAGCCGGCCGGTATGGCTTTATATTCACCCGGGTGTAGTGTTATGGGTTTTTGGAGTCTTGCGAAGATGTCGTAGCCTGCTGAACCGGGAGTCATTTTTCTTGGCATTGTACCGCCGGGCAGAAGTTTTAGTTTGATTTTATTAGTGTTACTCATGGTTACTGGATTTAATTTGTTCGTTCTTACTGTTACTAATAGGTTTGATACCCAGTACCCATTGGGCGCCGCATTCACATATTAGTGTTATCTTTTTATATCCTTGCGTATCGGATGCTGTGAATACGATGGACACGGATTGGCCGTCTTTTAGGTTCCATCCTTCTATTATGTTTGTTTTACCGCATACGGGGCATGTGAAGAAGCCCGCCCATTTTTGTTCCTTCATTTTATCTCCTTATTGTTTTTATCGTTGAAATATGTTTTTCTAAATTCCTCTAGGATAGGTTCATCGCCTGTACCATAGAGGACGGCGTGCATCCATTCGGTTACCTGATCTGCTGTGTGGTGTGGAAATACATCCTTCATGCATCCGAAGTATTTTTGCCAGTTGGTTGGTTTAGGTTTTTTATGTTCTTTTATAGTCCATTTTTTGGTAGCTGTGGCGGATCCGTAGGTTGTGAGGATGAGGCCTATAATTATTATTATTATGGTGTATGTAGTGGGATTATTGGTGTAGTGGTGGAGGAGGAAGCCGGCCGCAGTGGTAAGGAGGTCCCAGAATCGTTTGCTTTTCCAGAAGGGTTTGGTGTTATTACTGTTATTATCGTGTGTGTTCATTTTGGGTCTCCTTTATGTTATGAAGCCCGCGCTTCAGTATATTAATGCTTGCGTTATAATCTCTATCGAGGGTGGCACCACAGAACGGACATTTATGTATACGATCGTGGAGTGACTTGGGTACCTTATGTCCACATGAGGAGCATGTCTGCGTAGTATATGCTGGGTTAACCTTGATGACCTGTGAGCCGTGAAGCCGCGCCTTGTAGGATGTTAGATTGATAAGTGTGTTCCATCCTGCATCGTAGATGTATTTAGAGAGGTGAAGCCGGCGGCGCTTGCTTACAAGATCATGTATTTTTATATCCTCGAATATAATAATATCATAGTTAGTAGCAAGCTGGTGTGAGATATGATGGAGGAAGCCGCGCCGCATGTTAGATAATCGTTCATAAAGTCTGGCTAGTTTACGCCTCTGTTTCATATAATTAGCACTCCCTCGCTGCTTGCGTGAGAGCTGTTTTTGTACACGCTTTATACGTTTTTCGAGTTTGGAGATGAAGCGCGGGTTGGGTACGACATTACCATCACTTGATACGATAAGATTCGTAAGCCCGAGATCTATACCGATGACACGCTGCTTATTATTAGTATCGGTAACGGTAGTAGCGTCATTATTATTGGGTACTTCAACTGTTACATATGCATACCATCTACCGCTGGGATGTCTTTTTATAGTAACATTTTTGGCTTTAGTCCAATCGATGGGTCGGTGAAGGCGGATTTTTAAGCCGCCGAGTTTGGGTAAATGAATATATGCGAACTTATCATTCAGTTTCTCAAATTTAATGACAGGATACCCATCCGGATAGTTTTTATGAGTCATCCAAACTTGTGGATATGTAAGTGATAAGTATTGATCAGGGTTTTTGGGTTTAGGCGGACTTATATGTCCTTCTTTATTCCTGATGGCTACAAAGAAACGCTTATATGCCCAGTCAATCTTATCAATTATAGCCTTTAAGACACCCGAATAAACGAGCCTTAGAGCAGGTTCCTCTCTTTTAAATGCAGTTAGGTTACGTTGCCTCTCAAATTTTGTAGGGGTTCTATGTTCTTCATCCCATATACGTCTGTATTCACTTGTCTCATAATTATAGAACCAGCAGAGGATGGATAACCAATTTTCTAGTTTGTATTCTTGTAGTGTTGTGGGATAGGCTCTGAATTTGTAGGTGAGGTAGGAAGCCGCCGCCTTATCAGTATTTTTCGATCCTTGTTTATTCATTTCATTATGTTACTATATGATGGAACATTTTATATTGGATATGTTACACTATGGTATAACATCTCTCTCCTCTGTCTCTATGGACATATTGATCATATCTATTATGTCCTCAGGTAGGGAGTGAAGAATCTCTCTGAACTCGTCCTCACCATCGAATACATAAACAGATAAGCGCCCGCATTTTTCATAGTCACCACACGGATGAATGCGTCTTATATCCCATGCGACCTTATCTTTTGATGTTATCACCTTTATGTTGAACTCAGCATTGACCATCGTTGACTCTCCCTTCCATATGTTAACGCAAGGATTAACGCAATAGTTAACGCATAGGTACATTCATGCATCTCCAAACCGTTGCATCAACCGTTCCATGCTTTTTCTAAAGAGCTTCACCGATGCGTACAATAGATTGGCAGCAATAGCAAGATAAAGCACACCTATAGGAGGCTTTGAGAGGAACGGTACGACACTTGATACAATAAATGCAATACTCATGTTAGCAGCAAACTGATGATAACGAAAATAATGATTCAGTATTCCTTCGTAGACACTAACATCATCACTTGATAGATTTTCAAATGTTATGTGAGTTTTTGATGAAATACCACATATGAAATTATAACGAATCGTATCAATAATAAGCCCCAGCATGAAGGATGATACAGCAAATGCACATGCCCATAAGCCCCACGGTATAGTTGGACCAAAAAGTCCTATCTTATATATATGGAGAAGAAGGAAGAAGCCCGGCAGAAAATGAGCAATAAAAACACCATATAAGAAACTCATTAAGGTCCCTCCTTATTTTGATAACCTTAGAATAAACTGAATCCTACATAAAGATCCCAACCACGATCAAATGATTCATTAGAATTAACGAACTGGCTATTATCGTAGGAAGCCCCGACATAGAAGGTGGGTGATAATATAATAATGCCCTGACAGAATGATTCAGAAAGAAGAAACGGATTCATAAGCGCCACAATGATTGATAGATCTATACCTATAGATCCGGAAAGACGCACGTTGGTATAGTCGAAGCCGCCGCCCCTTCCGTAGCCAAGCCGGCCGCCTAAACGCATGAAGGATAACTCCTTAATAAGTGGTATGTCAACATCCATTGACGCAAAAAGACCATTACCAGATCCCTTGGGGGTTCTTATGTGTTCATACCCGAGGCCGGCGTAAAGAAGTGGATATGATTCCTCATCATGGTTGAGTAGATATTTGAAGCCCCCGCTCCAGTCCTTGTTGTAAACATTTTTGTCAATTTCAATATTGATCGGGAGGATATGAGGCAGGGCATTTGATATAGCAAGAGCGGAGAGGATTAATAAAACAGTAAATATTTTACGCATGTATCACCTCCTTTAATAGTATGTTACAGTATTATATGTATGGTCATATTATAGTCAAGCAGAAATTTTTGGGATAAATCGTTCTGTATATAGAACAATTTTTGGGTAATTTTGTTCTGCAGACATTACAAAAAACCCAATTTTTGATGTGATTATTCAGTAAGAATATCTTCTCTTTTTTCTAATACCCATTCTAATGCTTCGATTTTACCAAGGTGATTATAGTATGCTGGCAGAAAATCAAATCCTCTATCTTCAGTCATTTCCCATAGCTCACTTGCCTGCTCATTCAACTCTTCTAAAGCTGTCTTAATTTCCTTTTTACTTCTCATGTTAACCTCCCTTTTAATAATATGCAACTATTATATTGATAGATACTGCTGTGTCAAGTCCAAAATGAAGCCGGCGGGGCTAAAGAAGAACCCGCCGTGCCAATCCTAGATCCTTATAGGCCTAGGGGGACGGCGGGGAGCTTAATTATACGGTGCGAAGCGGCGCGCCTTACGGACCCATACCTCACACCATTTAAGAATATACCATAATAATAAATCATGTCAAGAAATTAATCATATGGTAGGGATAATCAGTCAACCATAATGATCAAACAGTAGGGATAATTCATCAAGTTGACGGATATGTTGACGATAAAGTTGACGGAACCAACTGCTCTGGAGGATGCTGATGGTATGATAAGAGAAGCAAACCCAACCAATGGAGACTCCAGATGAGCAAAAAACACAAGAATGGCCGTTCATTCTATTCCATCACAATCCCGACATCTCTTAAGGTTAACTGGGACATTATGTCCAAGTTCATCGAAGATGAGTTCAACATAGTACTTAAGGTCGAGGATGATACACTTTACTTATCGGGACGTAACAAAAAACTTATGAAGGAGGTTGGTAATGTCATTATAGAACTATCCTTATCAGGAGTTACATATAAGAGCGTCGAGGAGCTGGCGGCTATATGGGGAGATTATCTAAGCGCGCGCCATATAATAACATATGATAAAGCCGGCCGGCCTATAACACCTCTATCAGAGAACCAGAAGCACTTTATCAAAGCTGTGCAGGAAAATGATATTACATTTGTGATAGGCCCCGCCGGAACCGGTAAGACATATCTTGCTGTTGCACAGGCTGTAGGGATGTTAAGAAGCCGCCAAATAAATAAGATTGTAATAACGAGGCCTCTCGTTGAGGTTAATGAAAAGTTGGGATTCCTGCCAGGGGACATAAAGAACAAGGTAATGCCATTCCTTATACCAATATATGATGTACTTGGGGAACTCTTCACCAAAAGCGAGCTTGAAAATTTAGAGAAAAATGGAGTTATTGAGATCATTCCCATCGCGTTCATGCGTGGGAGGACTATAAAAAATAGCATCGTTATTGCTGATGAGGCACAAAACCTTACGATTTCACAGATGAAAATGTTGCTTACTAGGATTGGGTTGGGTACAAAATATATTATTATAGGAGATATAACACAGAGTGACATACATAATGGCAAAAAGAATGGACTTCTTTATGTTGTTGAGCGCATAAAGAGGGTGGGAAGCCGCGGCTTCGGTATTGTTAAGATGACAGATGCCGACATAAGGCGGCATCCTATTATAACGGAGGTGCTCAAATTGTTTGATAATTTGACTTGACAGTAGAGATGTAATTAATATAATAAAATTTTTACCGGGGTGGCGGAAACGGCGCAGGGGACCCCGGGACGAGTGTCCGTGTGGGTTCGAGTCCTGCTCCCGGTATCTATTCTGCAAGCCACCACCAGAACATAAGATGTACAAACACAAAAATTAAAGTGAAAATTAATACTGCACCAAAAATACATAGAAACATATCCCAAATACCAACAAAAGGTATGAACCACCCGATATAAGGTGGTATAAAGGATACACAACTTAGAATGATCACAGAAAGACCCATAATGAATAGTGTCAACTTAATGACTGACATCAATATTTCCTTGTTATATTTACAGCAGACCTTACTCACCAGCCTTTAATTCACATGGATATTCCTCCTCCACACGGAATATATCTATGATTGGATACTTAAGTACTTTCTCTTTCCTCAATAGACAGTAAAACCCCGCTTTCACATATGTCTGTGAGACATTTTCATAAACGATCGGATATGATGTACCTTTTAACCACAGTACAACCTTCATAAATACCTCCGTCACAATATAAATTGTTTCAATATGGTGCCCTTCGGTACATGTATTATGTAATGGTGAATGGTTGGTTCACCAATAGCAACTAATTTCCACTTAGGAAATCGCGGCCTCATTTTATAAACACACACGCTACCATAATATGTGCTATCCTCTAGAATAATAGATTTGGATGCCGGGATGTATACCAATTGAAATTCATCTCCAACCTTTTTATAAGCTACATATATCATCTTTTCCTCGATATGACCTACACCTAAGAAAAACTCTCCCCGCATGTGTTGAGATGAATTAATCGATACGATAGTATACTCATCATCCTTATATACCTCCTTACTCAGCGACTCATATGCAAGCATCCCAAAAAGAATGGTCCCCGCATATGATGTTATCATTACAAGTATGGAAATAATAATACTACGTGTACGCAATAAGATATACAACATAATCAATATTGGTAAAATAAACCAAATCATAGCATCCTCCATATCAACAATGTTAAACCTTTTGTTACGATTCCCCTGAATCCTTTCTAATATACTTATAGAAAACAAATCCTAATATAAGCCCCACAACAAACCAGAAGAATCCCATAGTTCACCTCCTTGTTTTTATTATTACATCACCTTGAATTTCAAAGTCAAAGAAGCAGTTAGGCGCGCGCTCCTTTAGAATCTTTAAGATATCAATAAATACTCGCCTTATTTCCCATTGCGCTGAAGCCGCGCCTCTTAGCTCTATCATATGTCTCCATTGACGAAAATTAGCGGTCACAACGATTTGCGATGCGCATGCGTTAGGTAAAACGAACCTTGCATCCTCCTTAGGAATACCTAATGTCAGAAGGACGCTATATAATTTCTGTAAATATCGCATTGTTTCTTCATATAGAAGGCGGGCTTCCTCATTACCTTCTATTGAAGGAGGTACTATATAAGTGAAGCCGGCCTCCTTCACATATCTTTGCGATCGTTGCGTATAGGAACATAACCTGTGCCTAACAAGCTGATGAGTCGCTGCACGGGATATATTCTTAATAAGGAAGGTAGCAGATGCATGCTCTAATACTGATAAATGACCCCACTTTATAAGCTTACGTATGAGTTCACCAGGTTGACCTTTGGGTTCCGATGCATGTGATACTCTACCAGCCTGCTCAATAAGCTCCTCAGCATTAGGGGTTATTAATAATAATATTATATCAGCCAACTGCTCCTCCTTTAGTGAGTGATGATTATCAATATTTCTTTGATAATAGCTTTTTTATCGCCTGCAATTTTTCAAAGATGTATTCCATAAACATAAACATCATCTCCATATCGATGGGGATAGATAGGTATACATGTGCTATATCATCTGTTCCATAGCGCACATCTCCTGCTACACAAAGCTCATCATCCTCAAAATATACATCAGCACCCCTTATTTCACCTTGGAATTCCAATGGATCATAATCATTAATAAACTCTCCATCATAGCATTGTTCTGCATGTGTTCTGCCTTCCTCCTCATATTTTTTCAGATATTTCAAAAATATAGTTACATCAGCTTTTACATCCATAACCACCTCCTTTTTCACTATAATATGCATAGAGGCCTAAATGTCAAGGTATAATTTCAAAGATGAAACGAATACAACACATACTTTTACTAATAATAGTATTAATAATTATCGCTATAGGACATCCCTTCCGTCCATTTTATGTTTTCTTCCAAGAAGGCTATAATGACACAGCATATGTGGACACTACAGATGCATGCATCCCTTGTTCAACATCATATAATGTAACGATCTGCACAACGGCTGTCATATTATCGCTACCTATTGACACAACAGACGACACACTATGGCATGGTTACTTATTAAAGCTGTGGATAAAAGACACTTCAGGATACACAAGCGATACATTTTATGTGAATGATACATGCTTCAGAACACTATATCAAGTAGCGCCTTGCAACATAGCGCCTACATGTTCATTGGTATGGGGGTATCATTTCTGGGTCATAAATTTAGATTGCATTAATCTACAATATGGCATCTATATAGGCGATGGTGATAGCATATGTGTCTACATCGGCAAAGATATGCAACATGGCCAGAAATGCATAGCGATAAATAGCAGCACACCAGTACATCAACTAAGAGTGATAGCCGGAGATACAACACCCGTTTACATAAATGAATTCCCTGTCATCTCATATCCAGCTTATTCAGATACATACTGGTATGACATACGTGGAAGAAGGACACTACCGTATAGGAGTGGAGTTTATCTACATAAAAGACGGGTTATCGTAATAATAAAATAATCATTTGAGGCGTATCTTCACCTTACCATCCTCTATATAAACAGTAGGTGGGGTCCCTTGAAGCCGGCGCCCTCTAAGATCAAATCTCCCTTTTAGATAGCGAAGCCGCGGCTTCCTCTTATATTTATCATCTTCTATAATAAGACTACTTGTATCGGGCAGAACAATCCTCATAATTTGGTAAAGCGCTAGATCATCATATGCGATACATTTGCGTCCCCAAATACTGCCCTTCGTTATATAAACGCATAATGAATCACCGTCTGTTAGACTGGGAAAAGCACTATCTCCGATGTCAATGATCCAGAGATGATAACCCCAAACAGTAGTATCATTATATCCTAACTGGAATAGAACAAAGAACCACCGAGGCGGCGGAGGTGGGTCAGCAGCAACCAATAATATCGCGATCGCTAATAGTATGACAATACTAATTTTCTTCATCTTTATCTTTTTTAGATGGCATAAGCAATTTAGCTATAAGTACAATCACACCTACAATTACAACACCAATTATGCCAAATGTCCCTATCAGTGCCAATGCATCCATTTCAGGACCTGTGAATGGATCCTGAGCAAAAGCGATGTTAAAGATACCAAGCGCCCACAATATGTAATATAGTCTTGCCATCATTCAATAATACCTTAATCAAAACCTATTGAAAATTCCCGGAAATACGGTATAATCAGACCAAAAGAAAGGAGTATCTATGATTATAAAAGTCTCACGCAGACAAGACACAAAAACTGTTTCACAAAAGGGCTATCCTATTATAGCGGTAATATCCGGTAATACACACTTTTACTCCGGTGGGCATTATTATATGTATGAAATAGCTGTTGCATTATCTGAACTAGGAGCCGAGGTGCATTTCATTACGAATGTGCGTCCAAGACATTTTGAAAAGGATTTCAAAGATTATGATCTCAGTAAAATTCATTGGCATGTTGACAGAAACTATAAAGCCGACCTACCTCCCTTAGATGCTGTTATTGGTTCTCCTATCCATACAGCCCTCATAGCCGTTGATCTTGCGGGCCTACATTCATGCCCTTCAATTATTGTTGTCTATGAAACACCTAACTGGTACGCGGAATATGAGGAGGATGAACATAAATATATGCCACGAAAACCACCATTTGAGATGTTCAAGCAAGCCTTAATAGAGTGTGATCGTATTATAGCAATAAGCCATGAAGGCGCTAAATACATCCCTCAATGGGATAGCAGGATTCCACCAGATAAAATTAGTGTTATAAGACCTGCTATAAATCATAAATGTGCTAATAGATATAAAAATAAATCCGCAAGAGAACGTAGTGTTACATACATAGGTAGATTAGTATTTAACAAGCAATTTTGGGAGCTCTATGATGTTATAATGAATGATCCTGAACCATACGTATTTCATGTTGTTACATCAACGATATCAGAAGCCGAGCGCAGAGCACACATGGGAAATGAAAAACATCCTGTCCAGTGGCATCTTAAGGTTGGTGATGATAAAAAATTCGAGATCCTATCGAAAACATCAGCCTTAATTTTACCAACCAAATTTGAGGGTTACGGTATGCCTCCACAGGAATCATTATATCTGAATACACATACAATTGTTATGGATCTACCGGTTTTCCATAATGGGCACGCAATAAAGGATGATGCGCATTTTGTTAAGGACATGAAAGAAATTCCAAGTGTAGTACACAAGGTACTTGGTAAGACATGTACACCTAAGGGGCACATACCGACGATGGAAGATATGAAAAGAGAGCTTCTGCAGGTTAAGGAGATACCATTTAAGTGGCGTTCCGAAGACGATATCCTCATAAGCTTTTCATGCTGCGTCTTTAACAACGCTAAACATATAAGAGAATGCATTGAAGCAATTTATGATCACGCGTATGAGATAATCATTGTTGAAGGCGCCACCGATTGGTGGGCTAATTACTTTAATAGTCCTACAGGTATTAGCACCGATGGAACACATGAAATAATTATGGACCTTGTAAAAAATGATAGCAAGGGGGTTATAAAATATTATGGTCCCCTGCGTTTCCCTCATAAGGTACAGATGAGACGTTACGCAGTAAATAAAATTGATAAAGAAGCCGTGAGAAGCGGGCGCCTCGTCTATTGGATTGTAGATGCTGATGAAATCTATACTGATGAAAGCATTAAAGCGATGAAGCGCGCCATCCTAACGCACCAAAAAGGAATTGTTTTTCAACCAACATACAGACATCACTGGATTGATCCACGGTATGTCATAGAAGGCGGGCCATGGAGCGCGCCTCATACAAGAGTCGTCGTGTGGAATAGGAAATACGGCTATCATAAGCGTGATCAATATTATGTACAGAGACATAACGAACCATTAGATGAGCAAGGCATAGGGCTTAATATAATGAGGCCAAAGTATTATGTAAGCCGCGGCTTAGGTGTACTAGTCCCCGACTGCATTGTTGACCACTATGCATATGATTACAACTTAGAGGCCAAAATGCAATTCTATAAAGAACGCGGCGACAATGCATATAAATTAATGGTTGCTGTTATGCAATGGAAGCCTGGCAAACCATTACCAAAAGGTATTACGATCAAGCGCATAAATTAAACATGCCGTTCAAAATGGGGTACATCCTTGAATGTCTTAAAGTTGCCGCCCCATCTGTTCTTCTTATCAAGCCTTTTTCTTCGACATACTTAATCAGTTTCACTACATCCTTCAGAAATTCCCACTGTTCCTTTACTAATGACATCTTCCTGAACCTCCTCTTCTTTTGGTTTCTCCTTTGACCCTTGGAAAATAAGACGATGCCCTTCGTCTTTGCTTATTAATGCGATAGTGCCTCCAAAGTCAATCTTACCAATATAATTTTCATCTTCATATTCAATATATACCCATCCAGTATGCTGCCCACTGGTGTCTACAATTTTACCATCCTCTTCGATATAGAATGCTGGATCACCACGTTGTGTAATAAGACACGCTTTATAGTTACCATAATCATAATAAAATTTGTGGAAGAATAACATATGCACCTCCTTATGTTATAATTCCTTGTTTCACCTTTGACAAATATTCTAATAAATATCGTTCTTTTTCCCCATCTCTATTTTCTTTTGTTATTATGGGCCAGCCGCGCTTCTTACAGCTATTATTAATCCATGAGCGACGGTGGAAAATAGTAAGCCCGCGGCTTCTCATCTCATCAATAGCCTGCCTACTAAATCCACCACTGTATTTATATCCAAACAACTCAACGAACATTCTCCGGAATTCATCATAGACATATCGTGCAATGATACTTGCCGCCGCTATTGAATAATGCGTCTCATCACCACCATAAATGCCAAATTGGGGAACACTTAATCCATCAATATCATAATAATCCACGAATACAACCGCATTACCATTATCCTTAGTGATTCGATCTACCATATTCTTAATAACATCTAATTCGTGCTTACGATAATTGCCACCACCATCTACAATATGGAAATCACAGTAATCAACATAAACAGGAAACCTTTCCATAAGTGATAATGCCACCTTCTTGCGTTCCTTTACCGTAAGTACCTTGCAATCAGCAACAGGTATTAATGGATACTTAATAGGCGGAACAATTTTAACTGCACCCACAATAATAGGTTGCAGAGAAGAAAAGACATTTACCTCATCAAATCCAATGATAGTCATACCTTCATCAAGGTATTGTTTCTCATCAGGATCAAAATCTGTTAACCAATGCTTTTCCATTATTCCTCATAGACATTTTGTGTTGCCCAATACCCTAAACAAATAGCATCCGCTATATTATGGTTATCTATCTCCTGTCCTGCCAGCTCAGATGCAAGCCTCATAGAATAACGCTTGCGATCAATACGTTTCGTCTGTGACGAACATTGCAATATATTTGTCTGCCATGTCTGGGGTTGCACAACCACAGGAATCCATCCATTACACTCAAAGATCGTTGCAATAGAAGCCCGCACCTCAACCAATCTTTCAAAAGTTAAAACATTCCTCTTGCTTGCCCGGGGATGAAGCCATTGACCCTCTATAACAAGCACCCGCGTACCTTTATCATATGTTGTGGATAGCTTGTGCATTTTATCCAAAAATTCTTCATCTCTATCAATCAAACCCCAGCTTTTCAAATGCTCATTCTCCCATATGCTATAACCAATGCATTTCGTATCGGGATCAATAGCTATAATAATCATTTCTTAAGCCTGCTTTCTATGAATTCCTTTAGGTTATCTTTATTCTGGTAAATTTCTAATGGATAAATACCATTCTCAAGTAACCGATCAATCGAATATTTTTTACCATCAATCTTTATGGAATTGCCTTCCATTGGTATGCCAAAATCTGAAGCCGGCGCCAAATCAGACCACATATCAATCAAACCAATATTCGGCTCAACCAACAAAATGTGATTCTTGCCCTCAATGATGCTTGATGTTTTAGTTTTGACAATCGTAATCTTCACTGTGTCAAACTTGTATTTACCACTTATACGATGGAAAAATAGTTTCAAATGATAAAGATGCTTTAACAAGTAAGGACCCGGCTCCCTATAACTCATATAAGCTTTGGTATATCTAGTAACCTGTCCACCTATGAGATCCCTTATCTGATTTATAATAATCGCAAGGATTTCTTTTTCACCTATTGCTGGAGCCCATACTTTAAGCTCGCGGCTTAGTAAGCGCGCCAGCTCCGATACCTTCTGCTCCTGTGGCTTCGCTCTCTTCTCAAACTCAGTACTCATAGCAACAGCACTATCAAAGACAAACCCAACAATGTCATCCAGATGTTTGGCATAAACATCACGTATATCTTCAAATATCTCCTCAGCTGTTGAACCACGTATAACAATCATTTCATCAAGCTTGCAACCTTGGATCTCAGCCCATCTCCCATCAAACATGCGCTCTGCATCAACATAGACAGTAAGCCCGCCCTTCTTCTGTTCCTGCAGAAGACCTACTAAAGCAAGAGCCAATGTTGTCTTACCAGTAGAAGGACCACCCCAAAATCCTATGAACCTGCCTAACGGTATGCCATATAACGCTTTCGCCATAAAGGGGAAACGGGCTGATAAATCTAAGTACTTAGTACTTGATAGTTCAGTCGCTTTTATTATTGCCATCTTAAACCCCCTTTATCAATCACACTTCCCACCATACCCACACTTTGGACATGGGTTATTACAATCAAACGCATATTCAACACCTCTAGTTATAATTTTATAACCACACATGGGGCATACATTTATTATAGCATCATCGGGTACCTCACCATCTGGTAGAGCACCATTATACATATTTGACGCTTCCTGCACAGCCTTCTTGCGTTGCTCATATTCCTCCTCAGGTGTAATACCACGCAGGAAATATTTTAGTGCTAATCCCCAGAATCCCACAGGAGATGCAATCTTGTGTCCTTTATACCATGTCATACCATCAGCAGATTTTATGCTTGCAAACTCATTAATAATACGATCAACGACACGATGATATAATTCTTCATCTCCAAGGGCATAAATCTGTTTGAGGAATATTGATGTGATCACATCTAAAGCGATAATAAAATCCGAATGTGGTATATCCTTACTGCCCAAGAAGATTTCCAGTGGTTTACCCTCAACACCCGCTACGATAAGATAATAATTTTGGTCTCTATAAGGGAACTTATAAGCCTTTGCATCAAGTGTATCAGGCCTCTTCCAATCAGATAAAAAGAGGAACTTGCTCTTCTTCTTACCACTCCTTATTACAGCCTGCCGGCTTCCTTCTCTGAATACAGTTATACCCTTTACCCCATTTTTCCAAGCATCAATAAAGAAGCGCGACAGATCATCCGTTGTCCACTGAGCTGGTATCGTATATGTATTGCTAATAGCATTATCAATATGTTTTTGTATCGCTGCATGGATGGCTAATTTATCATAAGGATCAACATCATGTGCTGTAACCATGTATGGTGCATTTACATCATAACCATCAGTATTTTCTACCCATTCATATATAGGTTGCTTAAATTTCATCATCTTATTGAAGCTCTCGCTCCACCGTTTGATCTCAAAATAAAAAATTGGCTCAAATGCTGCATTAACCCCTGTTAATAATGATATCGACCCCGTCGGCGGCACAGTTAACAACGCAACATTCCTTATACCGTGTTCAGCTACCTGCATCATAAAGTCCTTATTAAAATGCTTTTTGATAAATAGCGCCTGCTCAACATAATCCTCATATGAACCATCCTTTTTAAATTGTTCAACAGCAGGCGCGGGGCCTAACTGCTGGGCGAGCTTAACAGATTCATCATATGCTATATTACATATAAATTCAGCTATGCGCTCGGCTTCCCTAACAGACTTAAGGGTACCATATTTAATGCGCTTAATAATAAAATAATCAGCCAGTCCCATAAACCCTATACCAACCCGCCTCTCAAATTGAGCCTGCTCCTTTACCTTATCTATAGGATAATATGCCCTGTCAATAATAGCATCACCTAATCTAACGGCAAATCGCACCGTTTGTTCCAACTTTTTCCAATCCATACGGCGGGTAGACAGATCCACATGAGCAACAAGATTGACGCTTAAGAGATTACAAACAGAATAAGCCGGCAGCATCTGTTCTCCACACGGATTGCTTGTTGCAATCTTTGCATAGCCTGATGAATTTGATGTGCGTTCGACATTGTCTATAAAAATAAGCCCCGGTTCCGCTGACTCCCATGCGGTCCTAACAATCGTATCCCATAACTTCTTCGCCCTTATACTACGCTGGACCTTCACAACATCATTTTTGAATGATAGAGTGAAGTCATCATCAGAAATCATAGCATCCATAAACTCATCTGTCACCTTAACAGATATGTTAGCATAGCGTACCTGAAGCCGGCTTAATATATACCTCACAAAATCGGCCTCCTCATCATCAACATTAAGAAGAGTAAAATAACTCTCCATCGCATTGTTTAAATCGCACTTCATTTTTACGAATCGCTCGATATCAGGATGTGTTATGTCAAGACTTATCAACAGAGCTCCACGACGCCCACTCTGACCGACCAATCCCGTAACAGCAGAATATAATTCAGCCCAGCTCCATGCACCCGTAGAAACCTTTGCAGATCCTGTGTGAACCTTTGCACCCTCAGGACGTAGCGTTGATATATCTATACCACATCCACCACCTGACTTATAAACGATTGCCAATTCCTTCGCCGTATCAAAAATGCCCTCCATGCTATCCTCTGGTGATGCGATAACATAACAGTTAAATGGCGTTATACGTTGTTCAACACTCCTTCCAGCCGCATACAAAACACGACCGCCAGGAACAAGCCGCCAGCTTAAGTTACCATCATCATCAAAAAAGATGTTGTCAGTCTCTATAGGATACGGTTTAAGGAAGTAATCGTATACACGCTGAAAGATCGATTCGATTGGTTCATCAGGTTCTGCCTGATATTTTTTGGCTATCGTATCTCTTATGGTCTTATACTCATCAGATATTGGAATCATGTGCCACTCCTTTCGCTACATGCCTCCCTGCTTCTTAACAATAATGACACACGTTTGATAAACGCATAAAATAACCCGAGATATATAAGATAGTCTCTAACAGCATCCTCGTATGAATCGTTCTCAACTAATAGTTCACCCTTTTTATTAAATGTTATCATCCTGCTGACCTTATCAGCCATGCGCCATATGAAGCCAAGGCCTATATCATAAAAATCCTCCCACTCATTGTATTCCCGGGGAAGCCGCGGCTTCATCACAGCAACAAACATAAAATTAGCCAATGCATCACCACCCAACCCCGTTGCATAATCATGGTTCTTTTTTGTATGGAGCTCCTTTATCGATTTGATAATATCATCCAATGGCTGGCGCTTCACAGATGTATAGTAGTTAAGCAATTTAGCGCCTTCTATAATGATAATTGACAACATTAAATCCAACCCTTGGCGGCGGACCTCATCACAGTTGCACTTAGGATGCGCAATGATCTTTACTAAATTCCGCAGCTGCGCTAGTGATCTTACTCTATCCGATATATCCAACCTATCAAGGTGTATGCCTCTCTTCGATATGAGATCTAAATATTCCAAAAACAGACGGTCACCTCTAAACCCATCCTTCTCAATAATAAAATCATCGCGATAAAAATAACACAAGGTAGGGTCAATAACAACATCGGATGGACTTGAACCCATATCCACCTCCTTTGTCATACATTATAATTATTTATTATATGTTTTAATATAAGTGATGGCGTATGGCATTGCGGAAGATTTTGGCAGGTAGTCCCATCAAGGACCTCATAACCCTGTTGAGCAAACCGCGTCTTGTTATCCTTCCTATCTGCCACTTCTTGCTCCTCATCAGATTCATCACAAATGTATCGATGCGCTTCGATGCTGTCAAGTGATTTTTTAATATAGGTATCGGTTGATCTATCTTCCTTACCATCTCAGGCGCCTTGGATAGAGCCGCAAGACGTGTCCCAACCTGCAATATTTCCCACTTTAATCCTGCATATCGTGCTGGCATGCGTAACAAGGATGGTTTGATACGTAATGGTAGGTCTACATAACGAGGGGACCATAGCCTTTTGGTATAACGATTCGTATCCTTTATATTACGACCCAGTTCTAATAACCTGTGATTTAACTTAAACATCTCTCACTGTGTGTCGGCCCCGAACCATCTCCGCTGTCGGACATCCTCGGGGTCCCCACCTCCACACGGAGGTGAGTTTATCCGCACGGGGCCTGAAACTTTTTTTGTTCCCCTCACTGTCCCACCATGAAGCCCCGCCAAGGGCTCATTGTCTATGTTAATTATACCACCTATCGATTTTACATATCCATGCTTTTGCAACAGATACAGAAGAGATGTGTGTATATAGACCAAACGACTTGTGTTCCTACATTCAAGTCTACCGAACTCCTTATAAGTTCCGATAGGTAATCCTATCTTCTCAGCTACGTTATATAGGTACCTTACAGCATCGACGAGTAATTTGTACTTGAACGTATAACGGTTGCGGTCCCTAAGGACTCTTATCTTACCGTCAGGTATGTCGATATCCGTCAGTTCCAACGGTTGATTACGCATGTACCGTATGTATAGATTAATTATATGATCAATGTCATTTTTTATAAGTATGTTATCTAATAGATATTGATGTGATGATAGGATCTTATGTAAGCATCTTGCTATTATATGTAGCAACGGTTGCCTTCGTAGGAATTTCATGTTGGTAAGCCGTCTGGGTGTTATGTGTCGTATCTGTAGGTTATGTATGGCCTGTGCTATAGGTTTGTAGTGATGAGCAAGCTGATGTATGTGTCGTTGGCGTATGTACTTTAATGACTGTAGCTTTTTATCGAATGTAGTGTTTAGTGACCATGTTGATGCATGTGAGTAGTCAGGTGATGTTGATGGTCGTATGTTATAGACAGATATGTATGCTTCGTTGGATGGTGATGCATCCTTATATTTACTATGTATAATGTGCTTTTTGTAATATTTACGTATCTTAATAGCATGATTAGTCTGTTCCGTGGTTCGCTTGTAGGATCTGATGTGACGGATGGTTAGAGGTAGTGCATACCACTCGGACTGAGGTAGACTGTAGACCTTAATATCTTTATGAGGAATGTATCTATATGCAGATGGTTGATATGCGATCTGTGGGTTGATGGGATCGTTGCGATAGTAGGTACCTTTATTAGTATGTTTTTTCCTTATGAAATGATATGTTGGTATAAGGCGGAGAAGTTTATGTTTTTTAAGATATGTTATGTGCCGCCTTATGGTTGGTATGGATAGCTGAAGAAGTGAGGATATGAAATCTTGTGACTTGGGCATGTGCTTGGGATCGGCGGCAAGGAATGCAAGAAGTGTTATTATCTGTGTCTGTATATGTGCTGGAAGCGAGCTTATGTAGTTATGTATTGACTCAGGCATGTAGACAAGCTTGAGAGGCCAGCCCTCTGGTGCAAGAAGCCGCGGATTTATGTCCTTTAGATCCTTGAGAGAGAATGAAAATGATGCATATGATGTATTAGTATCTTTATCATATTTTATTTTGAAGCCGATGGTTCTTATTATGTTGTAAACCTGTGTGTAGTGCTTTTTTAAGGCCGGCAGGTTCTGTCTGACATATGATTTGAAATCATCGTAGGGGATAAGCCCGCCGTTGTGCCATATGTAAAGAAGTGCGTTGAGTGTTTCGTAGAGAAGCCGCGGCTTCAAAGGACTACGAGGTGCATAATAATTCGATAGAGCATCACCTACATACCTGAGAACGCCGCCTAATGTGCTCACTATAATACAGTCATGTATGTCATCAGTGTAATACTTCATCAACCTCTATCATTGTTTTGTGTGATTATAATCATAATGTAAATGGTGTCAAGAGAAAAAAAATTGTTGACAAGATTTATTTGATGAATATATAGTAGGTGAAACCTATATCAGGAGGTAATCCTTGATAAAAATGATTGGTAATCATGTTCTTTTGAAGCCGCGCAAAAAGGAACAGGTGGGTGGGATATATCTCCCCGAAGCAAAGGTTGAATTTTTTGAGGTTGTTGATGTCGGTGATGGTATACCGCTCCCTAATGGTACATATGCTCCCGTTAATGTCCATGTTGGTGATATCGTTTTGGTACCAGAACATGTAGGTGTTGAATATGAAGATGGTGATACTACATATGTTATTGCCCGCCTATCCGATATTGATGCCGTTGTAGAGGAATAAGAGGAGGATGAAGGCTTGCGCATCAAACGGTCTGACAAGGTCCTTCTATTTTCATCAGACAAGCAGTTGAAATTACATCTATCCGAGCGGTATAAGGTTGTAACTCCGGAATCTAATCGATTGCCATTATTTATTATATTAGATGCTGTTTCACGGTATCAGCACCTCGATGTCTTTTCATTATTAACGTATATGTTTGGTTACTTATATTTTAAGTTAGGTGAGTATGCACGTCATAAGCAGCATTGTTATTTGGTTGTGTTGATGAAGCCGCGCGTTTTGAAGGTTTCATTGCTTGAAAAGAGATTAGTCAACCCCTTGAGCCGGTTGTTTAAGACCAAAAGATTTATACGCCAGACATCAGTTCAATCCGTGCGGTCGTTATCACAGCTTATATCCCACCTTGGTGATTATTATAATGATAAAGGTTCATATAAGGTTGCTATTTATCGGATAGGAGGATTCCATGAACATTGATATTACAGCAAAGAGGGTTGTTGATGATTATTTGGACAAGGCTGGTATCGTTAGTTCAATAGAGACACCAGATGATTTAGCTCTTTATATATTGAGGTATGGTCACCGTTATCCGTCTTTACTGGTTGATGCAGTACAGAGGGTATGGAATGGAAAGATTGATCATTATGATGACGTCATATATGTAACGGCAGATAAGTTTGCGCAGTCGTATTTGAAGGAATTTGAGGGGGTTGTATATGATTATAGGAAGCCCGCCGGGCTTATTGATACGTATCTCCATTTATTGGATGTAGCCCCGGCTTCAACACTAATGTTCGGTTACTACTTTTACATACATTCATCAGAGCTTATATTGGTGGCGCCCCTCGATTATTATAATATGGTAAAAGGTGCTTATGAATCATATTTCTGGGATTTTGAACCTAATTTAACGATTTTTGATCTTATAACATATGCATTTTTTGCCAAGGCCTTAAACATGGGTGTTGCAATTTTAGAGGGTAGTGATATATCACTTAGTGTTGTGAAGAAGTTTATGTATCGCGTTAAATCCTTATATACGACAGAGGAGGTGATGGATGATTCAAAGGAGTGAACCTGTTGTTATACCATTACCTGTTAATATTTACACACAGTGGGATGAAATCAAAAGGTTCATTATCGACCACAAATACGATATGGTTAGTATAAATAAGTTACTTCACGATGTTTTTGGTTTGCCTAAGTCGACTGTCTATGCCTTGTTAAAGACATTGGATCTATTTATTGGTAGCTGGAAGGAATTGGATCGTGTTGATGTTGAGCCGGTATTGGGACAGAAATTATCCGAGCAGGATGTAATGGATTTATGGCCAGAGATTGAGAGTTATAAGAAGTTGGGGCGCGAGGGCTTCATAAAAACGCTAATGGACAAGTATAGATTGACATATTGGGCAGCGAGTAAATTATATTACCATGAAGGTGGGCATTCTAAATATGATAAGCGGAAGCACGCGGAGCCTATAGGGAAGGGCTTCAAGTCTGATGAAATATTAGACTGGCGGGCTTACTTGGAGGAAATGGAACATTTTCGTCATCGTATAAATTATAGCGAAGGCGATGTGAATTATGATTCCGTTTATGAGTGGCATGTACCGTCATCAAAGGTTGGTGTCATTTTTACATCCGACTGGCATCTTGGTTCCCGATTTACTGACTACAAGCGTCTTAAAGAGCACATAGAGCTTCTTATGGAGAATTTTCATGTATTTCTGGTTGGTGATATGGTTGATATGTTTTTATCATTTAAGAATAAGGCTGTTGAGTTTCAGCAGATAGTGCCGCCGACAACGCAGTTGAAGCTATTGTATAGTATATTGTTGGAGTTACAGCAGAAGGGGCGGCTTCATGTGATTTTATTATCAAGCCAGCGCGTTCATGACTCAGCTGTTAGTGCTACGGCCGGCTTCGACCCTTACCAGTTTTTTGATGGCTTAAATACGGTCTATTTCAGAAATAAGGGTATTGTTTATGTACGCATGCCGCGGAGAACATGGGAGGTATTAATTTTACATAAATATGGTCGGAGTTCTTATAGGAATCCGTTTAGCAGACATGTTTATGCTATTGATAATGTTTCAGCGACAGCGGATGTGATTGTTATGGCTCATCTACACCGCAGAGATTATGCCAGCTTCTACTTTGGTGGAAAGCAACGAGTTTGTATAAACCTGCCGGGCTTCAAATATAACGATCCTTATACCCAATCATATTTTGATCAACATGAAGCGCCGTTCCCCGTTGTTGTGTTTGATGATGATAACAATACGGTTGATGTGTATCCATCACCGGAGGTAGCGCGTTATGTTATTAGCAGTTGATTACAATGTTGTTCATAAAATTTACAGGTATATAATGCATATAACATTAAATTATAATGAAGATTTACCAATTGAGGATTTGATAGGAGGTGTATATGCGAACGAGGCGAGAGGGCAGGTATCTGTTGATACAGGGTATCGATCCTCCGATAACAAGAGATGATGTATCCGCTGCAATAGCGATTCCATTACGCCGTTTGTGTGATATTATGCATGTTACTGATGATGGTCGTTCTGCGAAGATTGATTTAAGGTCTGTTGGGTTGGCTGAGTTGCTTGCTATAACATCATATCTTACCTTGCCGTGGGTTCCTGTAGCGATTGATTGGTTCCGTGTTAATATGAAGGCGCGATCTACATATGCTGTTGGTGTTATATTAGGCCGCGCGGCTTCATATATCCGTAAACAATTAGGCATAACATTAGAGGGGACAGATGAAGAAGATACAGTACAATCTGAAGAAACGGTTGAGGCCAATCAGTGAGGGTACGGCTGTTGTTGTTGATCTGCTTATCAGGCCGCAGACAAATCTGTACATCCCGGAGTCTGTGTTTGTATTGCAGTTTGGGCTTGTTTTAAACCCGGGGATTATCAAAAGATTACCATTAGATCTACATGAGGGGGACATAATTTTGCGGGCTGCATGGAAGGCCGACCTCATACGAACATGTAGTGGTGAATATGTTAAGTCCGCTGATTATGTTGATATAGAAGTGCCAGATGTGCCGGGCTTCATCATCAAACCAGATGACTATCTCAAGCTAGTTTATCATAGAGACATTATAGCAATTTTCGATGATGTTGATGATTGGGTAAAATTTGTTAAACATTTAAGCAAGATGGAGGGAAATTATGGGAATCAGTGTACCAAATAATGTTAGGGATGAGATGGAACGGGAGCGTCGTGAGAAGATTGTGAAGCACGCGCTCCTTGGTGAGTTGATGCCTATTATGATCGATCTTACGCGTCTGGTTACTGAGATACGTCACATACGTAACAAAGATGGTGATGATGCACCGCATCCTCATGTGAAAGATGATGTGCTGTGAACTATCATATTTGTTAAGAGTGCGCATTAAGTGGAAGGCATCATCTGCTTTGGTATATTCAAGGAGACAGGACAGGTATATTGACCTACCAGTTTCAGTTAATGTTGGTGATGAGGTGTTAGTTCTGAGGTTTGATACGCAGCCTCTCGCTTTACGTGGTACCAATGAGCCGCGCTTCGTTATCGGTAGGTTAGTAGATATCTTAGGGGTTTATGAAAATAAGCACAATACTCGCGAAAATAAAGAAGCGCGATGAGGCTGCTAATTATGATTATAAATACGAGAAAAAATATGGAATCCTGAGGCGTAAAGGACGCAAGTGGGATTCGGAACAGGAACGTATATTATATAGTATATTAAGGCAGATATATACGGGTCGTAAGATCTTTAACCATGTTCGTTTTGAGGAAGCGCCGACCCTTGAGTATGATTTTTTTATACCTGATGAATCCCTTGTTATTGAATATAACGGTCAGGAGCATTACTGTGTCGTTGAAGGTATGACTGTATATGACTTCTATGGCCGTGTGTATCGTGATCGTTGTAAATTGAATAATGCCTGTAAACGCGGTTATACATATATACCCATTCCGTTCGATATAGGTCTTACTGTTGGTATAGTAAAGAAGTGGATTGATAGTGGGTGGGATAAGGAAAAGGTAATACAACATTATCTTGAGTACTACGAAAAAAACAAATTCGGATAAGCTTGCGCGGGCTTATGATGAAACAATCCAGCGTGTCTGGGATACATTTTTCCCCGGTGTTGATATCGATGTTGTCGTTGGTATGAGGGATGCTGCATCTGTTGCCAAGCTACCTATCAAAAAATGTACCCCGGCGTGTCCATTGTATGATCAGTGTGAGGTAAGGAAGAAGTATTCGCCCTCATATTGCCCTATGGAGTTTGTTAAGTTCTTTGAGCAGTTGACTAACATGGCAAAGGAGCTTGATATTGATCCTGATAATGTAGTTGAGGCATCGCGTGTATTGGATTACCAGCTATTATCTCTTATACAGGATGCGATATTGGAAAAGATACAGCATAATGGAATAAGTCAGTATGTGCCTGTTGTATCGGGGGAGGGTGTTATAGCTGAGGTTGAGGAGGTATCACCGTTTGTGAAGACGCTTATGGAGATTGCGAAGTTGAAGGGTAAGATATTGGAGGAATTTTTAGCAACGCGTCAGTCGAAGAAAAAATTTGGTGAGGGTGAGGATAGTGATCCCGCGCGCTACTTATCAGGTTTACCTATTGTTGATGCGGAGGTTGAGGATATAGATGCTGAGAAGAAAGGTAATGATGATAAAAAAGCAGATTAAAATATTAGAGGGACTTGCCAAGTCAGGTAAGGAATTCGTGAGGCGTTTTGGACAGTTCTTGCATGGTTCACATAATTTAGAGCCGCTAGTTGAGTTACCTGCGAAGACGTTTAGGAAGCCGCCGCCTCTCCTTCTGTTCAAGAGATCAGCGGGTTTAATAGAAACAAACATCGTTAAACCTAAGTTGGTAAGATCTACGGTAAGGCGGTTGGAATATGCTATGACACAAGATGTAATTAAGCGGATGCGGCAGAAGCTTAATTATAAGTTTTTGAAGAATAAGATTGTACCGTTGACCAAAAATATAAGAAGGGCGCGGCTTCGTACATCTTATAAGCTTATGAGACCCAAACCGACAGGAAGGCATATACGTGATGTAATGTCTATACAAGGTGCGGGTATTGCTTGGGAGAATTTACATAAGCAGTCTTTAAATAAATTAGAGGCAACAAGGGTAGGTTTTAGACCGAGGGTCAGGAAGCAATGGATAGGTTCGATCAGTTAAATTTATATGCGCAGCAGACTGATGAGTATTTCCTTCCCGAAGATAAATATAGACCATTGCCATGGAGGGTTGCTGCTAGTTATGTAGGTCTTATCAAATCACCTTTTACGGCAAGTATTGGTATTGGTAAGGCCTATGCTACCTTAGCAGGCACATCAATCTTATATCATTATGTCTATCGTCCCAAGATATGGCGTACTGCTGTTAAGACAGGGGAGCTTAAGTGGGTTGGTTTCCCGGGCTTCAGAGGATTTGCGCAGGGTCCACGTGGTGGAGTGATGCGCAAGACAGGTCACTGGTTGTTTGGGCAGATGTTGAGACCTGTATTGAAGACGCAGGCTTATGATCTGTATAGGAAGCGCGGCTTAATGGGTGTTGCCATGTATATGAAGCAGGCTGGTAAGCCGGGTCTAGCTAGAAAGATTTATAAGGTTGCTCGTGTTTTGGGTGATGGCAGCATCAAGGTTGGACGTGTTGCTGCAAGCTTGGGTCGTACTGCTGCTTGGGGTATGCTTGCGTATGATGTTGTTCGTGGTGGTATAGCACTAGCGGGGGCGGCTATGAACCGCGGGCTTCGCATTCTGGATAGAGTGCATACTACATTAGTGCGTCTCAGGAGAAATCAATTACCGGAGGCCTATAGGATGCCTCAAGCGGCAACACTAAGGTCGTTGGCATTACAAGAGATTCATACATCACGTACTAATGTAAGAAGTGTTTTACTGGGTAATGAGGCAGCTTATATGCATAGGGCATTATGAGAGCATTACGTAGATTAAGGGAAATATATAATAGGCCGCAGATAGCACCACGGAATGTTTACCATTTTGTTGATCCTTTAGCTCGTGTCAAACGGTTACGGTTGTGGAGGGGTCGATTAGTTAACAGTCAAGGCAAAAAGGTTGTTAACAAGATTTTGCCGTCTATAAAGCGCAGGAGGCCGCGGGCTTCAATGGCGTTGAGTCGTAAATTGCTAAAGTTAACCAAACGCAGCTGGATTGGATCGCGGCTTAGTCATTTTATGGTCTCAAAGGGGCGGCTTCGTAAGTGGGTTGGTGTATTAAATGTATTGAAGGATGCTATAAGAGTTAGGATGATAGCATGACAACGCAGATAATAAAAAGTTTACGCTCCCAAGTTTTTATACCGCCGTCGTTGCAGGAAATGGAGCATATTGCTACACGTATGCGACATTTTACACAGTTGAAGCAGGCACGTAGCGCGTTCCAGCGGGCGTGGAGTTTCGCACGCAAGACTGGTTTAGGAGCTGAGTATATTGCATCAGCGCGTCCATATATTTTAGGTAAGTATTGGAAAGCTGTAACTGGAATATCAGGTGGTTATAAAGGTAAGGTATGGGCCGAGGAGGTTTTTAAAACGCTGAGTACGCATTATGCTAGGTTTACAAGGGCGCCATTAACCACAACTATGGGTGTGCGTCAGGGATTGCGTACACCATTACTTGTATCGGAGTCGATTTTAGGTAAGCGAGTTATATCGTTAAAATCTGTTGCTGGTGCTGCAGCGGCTTCCCGTGCTGCTGCACAGGCTGGTGCAACAGGCGCTACCAGAGGTGTTATAAATAGGATTACAAGAAACCGTCTTTTGAAGCGTATTGCCCAAGGAACATTTAAGTTTGCACAGACCAAAACAGGCGCATTTACAGCTGCTGTGCTCGGCGGGCTTATAGCGTTAACAATTGCTGGTGCAAGTTATGTAAGAAGGAATCCATCAGAGGTTGCTTTGGCCCAGCTTAGGCAGCGTAGGGCCACACGTTATCCAAGGGCGCCTTCTGGTTTGGTCTTTGCCCTACATGCAACAAGATAATATGGAAGGGAAAAGGTTATCATTAAAAGAGCTGAGTGCTGATGAACTTTTGCGCATACGCAAATCTGCTTCTTACTTTGTTGAATTGTTCCTGCGTGATCCAACCGATCCGCGCCGGCCTCTAAAACTCTACGATTACCAGCGTGAGGTTTTGGATTATCCCGGTAAGAAGGTTGTTATAAGAGGCGGCCGTGGTGTCAGCAAAACCACGATGATGGCATGGAAGGCATTACACCGTGCCTTCACAATACCAAGGCATGTTATTATTTATTTAGCACAATCGGAGACGATGCTGCTCAGATTTTTTACTGATTACCTTGACCGCTTCATTACAGATTCACCTCTAAGTAAATCGAAGGTTGCCTACCGCAAGCAGCCTCAGTATGAGATTGTATTGAGTAATGAGTCAAAAATTTTGGGGTTTGTTGGTAATTCTACGCAGACAATCAGAGGCCCGCGGGCTGGTACCATTCTTATCGATGAATGTTTTCACGGTATGACGAAGGTCCTAACACAGCGCGGGCTTATTCCCATCAGTCGTGTTAGGGATGGTGATTATGTTCTTGATGCTGATAGCAAATGGGTGCGTGTTATCCGTGCTGCGATGACGGGCGTTAAAGAAATGTGGGTTATTGAATTACCTATATCAGATGAAAAATTAGTTGTTACACCTAATCATCCTGTTTTAACAAAGGATTCAGGGTTTCAGCCTCTTAATACGGTTGATGAGATACCGATTAGCTGTCGTTATTATGAGCCTTTTGAGTATCCTAAGGAAGCGGCGCTGGCGCTTATTTATGCACGATATATAAGCGAGCGTGAATCACTTGTATTTAATAATGAAGGTGTGCGGCTTATTATGTCTGGTTATCCCAGATTCCGCACATTTTATGAGCGTTTCACGGCGGGCAGACATATTAATCCTGTGCTTATTGAGAAGGATTTTATAGACGGAAAAATTGATCAGCGTCTTTTTGTATATTATCTAGCTGCATTTGTTAATAGATTTCCTAAGATTGTCATCGATTATCTGACGGGGTTGGGTTATAAGGTTATAGCGGGTTCGCTGGCTAGTGATGATGTACCTAGATATGAAAAGGAGATAGGTTTTCCATTTTTTGAGTCAGGATGGTCAACGATTGTAAAATTAGCTGATAAGTTGAACCGTGATCCTGTTGAGTTATATAAGGAAATGAATTGGTACAATACAGGCATATTTGTTCCTTATAAGAAGAAATCTACCATTAAGGCGGCGGCTTATAACCTTACTACCGAATCGGGGACTTATTGTGTCTTTATTGGTGGATTCCGCATTCCTGTTCACAATTGTGATTATATACCTGAGCGCAAGTTTGTAGAGGTATTTGGTACAACAATGTCAATGGAGGATGTTGTTATATGGTTATCATCCACACCCAGTCCTAAGAGGGGTTACTTTTGGCGTGCATGTAATGATGAACGCATGGGATTCAAGGAGTTTCATTTACCAAGTTGGTTGCATCCGACATGGACGTGGATGAAGGATGCTGAGAGGTTGGGCATACCTATCGAAGAGACAACAGAGTATCAAACTCGTGTTGAGTTTCCTAATCAAGCTGACTGGTTGCGTGAAATAGCCGCTGAGTTTGTTGATCTTGAGGAGAGTGCTATACCATCAAAATATATAGATGAAGCGTTCCAGCGTTATGACGGTGAGGTGAGCAGGAAGCGCGGCTTCCGCATCCTTGGTATCGATTGGAATGCGATGGCAGCAGGTGTTGTTATGGTGTTAGTAGAATACGATAATAAAAATAATGTATTTAGGGTTATCCATTCAGAAACGATTTCTAATGTTGAATATCATCACCAGAAGGCATTGCAACGTATTGTTGAGATGGTTAAACAATATCGCATTGATGCTATTGCAGCTGATTGGGGTTATGGAGAGAGCGATATACAGCAGCTTCAGCTTATTGGTAGAGCTAAAGGGATTCGCGCGCTTACCGACATCATGGCCGTAAAGTTTAATGAAAAGATGAAGATACCGCTTTTTTCGGGTGGTTATGATGAATGCTATGCTAAGGAATATCTTATGCGGTTGGTCAGGAAGTTATTTGAGATGGGTGCTATCATGCTGCCTCCATCGGAGGATGAAAGGTTGCCTGAAAATTACGCTGATGCTACGAATATGTTGGGATACCAGTTGCGTAATTTGCGTGCTAAGGTAACGGGGACAGGTCACCTTACCTATGTTGTTGAACCAGACCATAAATTTGCTGCATTTTTGGCTGCTGTCTATGGATTTTATAGGACATTCCAACCGCGTATAGATCCGGTGCAGGGGCTTATTATTTATAATGATTTAGAACGGCAAGAACAGAAGTTGGATCATGTTCCTAGTATAACATTACAGCCGAAGAAGACACAGCGGTTTGTCCATAGAGTTACAAATAGGTATAAGCCAATAAGAACTGTATGAAAATATATGTAAGTAACATAAGTGAGGATGATGTTATATCTTATGAGGGGCGGCGCAACCGTGTGCTTGTAGTTTATGAAGGTGGCCGCAAGGATGTTGTCTATGCTGAGTGTGGTAATGGATTCATTGATGTTGATACTGATAGGCGTGATATAAAGAAGATCAAGGGTGTGTTAAAGAGCGGGCGCTTAATCGACATTGATGTCCATGCGGACATGTTTGATTTTATACCTGATGTTGTAGAAAAACCCACCAGAGAGCGCAGACCTGCTGAACCCTTAAGGGTTGAGACACCAGAAACGCTGACGCCCGAGAAGGAGGAAGAACTAAAATTAGAAATGTTGGGGATTCTTACCAGCATTATCACTGGTTTACAGTATGCGCATAATTTGAAGACGTTAAATGAGGTTGAAAAAGTATTGGATGAGAAGCTTGCCAATTTATGCGTTAAATTTGACCCATCAGAGCGTCCTATGCTAGTTAAATCGTTGGCTTTTGTTCGCGGGTGTAAGGAAAATCAGGTTGGTAATTGCGCTTATGTTGAGGATTTTAATAGAGCAATGAATATTATTAATGCCGCGCCTATATTATTAACAGGTACGAACCCTTTATTAATACCTGCTAGTGAAAAGGTTCCTCGTTATAAACTACCGGCGGGGCTTCCTCCGAACATCATAGCACGTAAAGATTTTTATAGGCAGTTAACAGTTGACAGAGATGTATCGACGAGTGCTATTGAGGATTTAAGGAGCGTTCAGCTTATTGATGTATGGCGTGTTATGATCCTTAAGGCTAGTATTGAGTTTTTGAAATTATTGCGTAGCATATTTAGTGTTCTAAGCAAGGTACCGGGGTTAAAAGCGATTCCTCGTACGCTTGATCGATGGATTGAGGATTTAGGTAAACAGTTATCGCATTATGTGGATCCTCAAGGTAATGTGTATGTAGGTAATGAAGGATATACCCCGCCATTATCTGTAATACTGGATGAAGAAACTGATTATAGTGATGAGGATATAGACGATGCAGTAAGTGAATATGAACAATTTAAGGGTGAGCTTAACAAGGGTATTGCGGGTATAGGTGGTGTTGAATCTTCGAATGCCTTAACATATGCTAATACTATCATTAAATTTTTTGCAGCTGAATTCCCTAAGCAATATCCTGATAAGATGCATTTATTGACAGCAAAGTATTATTTACCGCAAGCCAAGGATAAGGTTATGGCGGCAATTGGTACTGATTGGATGCACTTATGTACCCCTGAGAGGAAGGCTATAATGCGTGAGATTGAAGCGGATCCGCGGCTTAACTTTTACTGGGGTACTCTTATTAACCGTTTAGAGTCCGAGGAGGGTGTCCATTGGGTGATGGAGGAGAATGGCTAACCTTAGTGAAATATTAGCGGATGTTGAGGGCTATGTTTCGTCTCATTACCCTGATTATATAAGATTTTTGAATGGTAGATCCTATGAATTTTTAAGTACACCACCAGATGATAGAGATGATTGGTGGAATTTTTGGTATCCAGCGTTGCGGGCTTCAACTCAGTATATATGCCAAGATATTTGGGAAACAGCGGAACATGATATAGAAATTATATATTCGGAGTATGTTGCTAATATTGTTGTTGATTTGTTTGCTCATAGATTTCCTGATAGTGAAGTTTATTTAAGTAGACTTTGCACTGAAATAGCCAATTCCCGCGTACGCATTAGGTATGAGGGGGGTAGGTATATAACAGGAGATAGGTGGTCGCCGGAGGGGTGGGAAAGAGAGGAAAATGAATTAGAATCAGATGAGGAAAGTGATTCATTTATTGATGATGTAAGAGATGCTATAGCACGTGGTGCAGAACATGCAAGAAGTTGGATTGAAACCCAAAGGGAACGTGTAAGTAATTGGAATAGACGCACATACGATAATGTAAGGCGGCGGCTTCGTGATATTAATGATGGTCTGGATGATACATGGGAACGGATGACAACACTGCCCCATAATTGGCGTGATGGATTGGATAGTGTTAATGAGTTTTTGGATGGTATGTATAGTAGTATATCCCAATGGCGTGTTGATTGGGGGGCATTTAATGAAGCTCTAACTGATAAAGGATTTACAGTAAAGATATTAGGTACCCGTCATTTGGATTTATTATATAAACCTCATACATATATCAATGATGTATGGAAGGAATATCGTTCATGGGCGCGGGCTAATGGGTTGCCGTTAGATGTCAGCCATACGAATATAAGACGATTTTTAGCTCACAAGTGGGGATTAAAGTTTGATCCTAATGATGTGGCTGTTGATGAAGGGCGTTTGGTTACGGTTACGGTAGGACGCCGTAAGCCGGAGAAATTTATCAGTATAAATTTTGGATTTTCTGATGCATGGGATATCATCAAGGAGGATGCTGTAGGTATATGGAATGAGTTTGCTGAACGCTATAATGTGCTAAAAAGTTTTGATTGGAAATATTATTTTATGACCCAGCTACAGGAAATTGTCGATGAATTTGTAAAGATGCTTACAGTTGATCCTATCTATTTAGCTTGTTGTCTTTTAGATACTGGTTTGACATTAGAAAATTATATTGATCCAAAATTATTAAGCGCTATTGGTCGTATCCTTCAAATACTGACATATTCTCCATATATAGGTTTATCATTTGGTTTTGATTTTATGAAAGCTATTAATGAGTCGTTAAGCTTTATGATTCGTACGGGGTGGGTTATATTTTTGAAATATACAGTATTTAATGCAGTTGCTGGGGTGTGGTATAAAATTGATCAATTTTTGTATGAGTTGGGAATGTGTATTGTTGATCCGGAACATTCTGAAACCAAATGGTGTAAAGATTGGATGGCTATTCTTAGGTGCATTCCCTTAATGGATTTTCTGTATTATTTGTATAATAAATTAACAGGCATCAAGAATAGCATTTTGTCGTTTTATTTTCAATTATTAGATGATCTTAGATTTAGGGAGTTGAGATTCTTGGGTGATATACGTGCTATTTTTGCCAACGCTATTAATATAAATATTATTAATAAGTGGCGTGGGTTCTTCAATAAACTGTTGGCAATTGTTGATGCACTTGCTTTGTGTATATCGTCGGCTGATGTGCAGGATTATAGAGGGAGGTTTAGAGGATATAGAATGCCTATTGTACCAACACCCGGCGGTGAGCCTAGTGATGAAGAACATATTAGTACCTCTGGACATGTACCAGGTCCAAGCGAATCGACGAGCACAGCACGTGAGTTTTACCGCAGGGCTGTAGGCGGTATAGATACCGAAGGTGCTATAGAGGCGGGCGCTTCCATACATGACGTTATTGCCACAGTTGTACCAAATGAATTGTATAGAAGACTTGTGGAATGGTATAATTTTGTGCAAGAACACGTTCATACAGAAAGTAAGGATGAATGTGATCGCCGGTTGATAACCGGCTTGTTTAAGCTAATGGAGGACTTGTATGAATAGATTGCTTAAGCAGTTATTGCAGCGTCTTGCAGGTAGGGACTTGAATGCGGAAGCGTTATCTAGTATCACTGCTGAGCTGCCTCGTGCGACAGTACATACGGTTAAGTATATGGATCCAAACAGAAGTATTATTTATGACGAACCGCCGCGGCCTCGCAATGCTGTTATGATCCATCCGCATTTTGATATGCACCAGTTAGCACAAATCTATGATTCTGTAGCGGGCGACCGGCCTATAATAGTTAAATTCAGAGATGATATAACTATAACAACACATGCTTTTTTATTTTCATGGATGGGTAGCCTGTTTGGTATAAGGAATGAACATCCATATGAGGTTGTTTACCCTGATGATCTAGAAACAATCGTACCTATATCAAGTGATGGGTTTGTGTTTACAGGGACCTTTAGGCCTGTAAAAAAGCTTATCCGTCATGCTGTTGATAAGGATTTGGTTATGTTCCGTAGCACATTAGGTGAAACGGTAGTAACAAAAGATCATTCTTTAGTATTTATAGATGGAAGCACTGGCACTGTAGATGATGTTGAAAAAAAGGTGCCTGGTATTGTTGCATATGTAAAGGATGTATCATTTTCTAAGGCGATAACATATAAACATGCCCTGGCAAGATCGCTTTGTCATCTACCGCTTCAGACACGGTCATTGCTGATAGTTGATTCATTCGTATAGCAAAAGACAAGCTGAAGCTGGC